GGTCGCCGGCACCCTCGTGCAGAAGCTGGGCACGCTGCGGCCGTATTCGGGCATGACGGGTTACGACGGCATCCGGCAGAACTTCCTGACAGCGCTCGCGGATCCGAAAGTCAAGGCGATCGTACTGGACATCGACAGTCCTGGCGGCGAGGTGGCAGGCTGCTTCGACCTGGTCGACACGATCCACGGCGCTCGCGGCGAAAAGCCAATATGGGCGATCCTCAACGAGGCAGCGTACAGCGCGGCGTACGCGATCGCCAGTGCGGCCGATAAGGTCTATGTGCCTCGCACTGGCGGTACCGGCAGTGTGGGCGTGATCTGGATCCATATGGACTGGTCAAAGGCCCTCGACCGGGCAGGGTTCAAGGCGACGATTCTTACCTACGGCGACCGGAAGGCAGACGGCCATCCGGAGATTGAACTGTCGCCCGAGGCGCAGGCGCGCTTCCAGGACGACATTGACACGATGGGCGAGCTGTTCGTCGAGACCGTCGCGCGCAATAGGAACATCCCGGCCGAGCAGGTCCGGGCAATGCAGGCGGTCACCTACCTCGGTGCCGCCGGCGTCACGCAGGGGCTCGCGGATGGCGTCATGGCGCCGGACGCAGCATTTCAGGAATTGCTCGCTGAAATCAACTAACCACAGAAGGACTGAAGCATGGCTAAACAACCGAAAAAGGCATTTTCGTTCGCTCACCTGTTGAGTCGCGCAGGCATTCGTGCCGACGGCGACCAGGACGGCAACGAACAGGACCAGGACGACGAACGCAAACAGCGTGACGACGAGTCCGATGAGGACTACGCCAAACGCATGGAAGAGCTGGACAAGAAGGGCGGCGACGACGACCAGGACGGTGCCGGCGCGGACGACGGCGATGACCCGGACGCGGACGACGGCGACGAGAGCGACAAGGAAAAGGCTGCTCGTGCCCGCGAGCGTGCGCGCTGCGCCGCCATCTTCGGCTCGAAGGCCGCCGCCAGCCGTCCGGATGTCGCCGCGCACCTGGCGTTCAACACGAGCATGAGCGCAACCGAAGCGATCGGCATGCTGGGTGCGTTCGCTGCTGGCGGTGCCCCCGCAGCTTCGGCTAAGCCGGGCAAGTCGCTGGCCAGCCGAATGGCGAAGGTGCCGGATCAGAACGTCGGCACTGGCGGCGCCGCTGCGCCGAGCGGTCCGCAGGGTGCCGCAGCCATGATCATCTCGGCCGGCAAGAAGCGCCGCGGCGAAGCCTGATTTCCAACCGCAACACAACCTGAAAGGCAAGCATGACTCTCGCAACCTCCTCGATCGGCGACAACAGCCAGGTCCCCGGCATTGCCGCTGAGGTCTATCTGCCGGACCAACTGATCGCCGGCAACCAGAAGATCGTCACCGATACCGTAACGCTCGGTGCCGGCACCCTGCCGCGCGGTTCGGTGCTGGGCAAGATCACCGCCTCCGGCAACTACATTCTGTCGGTCAAGACCGCGGCCGACGGCAGCCAGAACCCGGTCGCCGTGCTGGCCGACGCGGCGGACGCCAGCGGCGGCGCTGTCCTGTGCCCCGTGTACCTGACCGGCGAGCTGAATGGCAATGCGCTCAATTTCGACGCCTCCTGGACGCTGGCCAGCGTGAAGGACGCGCTGCGTCCGATGAGCATCTTCGTCAAGTCCGCCGTGTCGGCCGCGGACCCGACCTAATCGTAATTTCTGAGTCAACGAACGATTCCGCCTCGAGCGGAATTTTTTTTTGCCTCTACACCTGGAGAACATTTATGCCCTTGGCAAATAACACCTTCATGTACGACACGAATGCGCTCATTCAGGTCGTACCGAATCTGAAGGTCGCACAGCAGTTCCTGCTCGATCGCTACTTCGGCAACGTCGTCATGAGCGACACCGAGTACGTCTCGATCGACGTCGACATCGGTAAGCGCCGGATGTCCCCGTTCGTCTCGCCGCTGGTCGAGGGCAAGCTGGTCGAGCAGCGCCGCTACCAGACGAACCAGTTCAAGCCGGCCTATATCAAGGACAAGCGCGCACCGGATTTGCGCAAGCCCGTGCGCCGTGCGATCGGCGAACGTGTCGGCGGCGAGATGACCGGTGCCGAACGCGAAGCCGCCAACCTGGAAGCCGAGCTCACCGACCAGCTGGACATGCTGAACCGCCGCCTGGAGTGGATGGCTGCATCGGCCCTGATCAACGGCACGGTGACCATTGCCGGCGATGGCTACCCGACGGTGGTTGTCGATTTCGGCCGCGATTCCAGCCTGACCGTCGCGAAAGCCGGCAGCGCGAAATGGACGGCTGCGAACATCGCCGCCGGCACGGCATCCCCCTCGACCGACATCGAGAACTGGGTGCAGCAGGTCCTGAAGAAATCCGGCGCCGTGGTGACCGAGGTCGTGTTCAGCACGAGCGCCTGGCAGGGCTTCAAGCTCGATCCGGCGCTCCAAGGCGCGATCATTTATCCGAAGTTCTCGGACAGCGGGAACAACATCAACCCGGGTGCGCAGATCAAGCTCGGCGCCCAGTACAAAGGCCGCTGGGGCAACCTGGACCTCTGGGTCTACAACGACTGGTTCGTCGACGACAACAACGTCGAGCAGCCGATGATCCCGGATGGCTCCGTCGCCCTCGTCAGCGATCAGCTGGCGGGTACGCGCGCGTTCGGCATGATCTTGGATCCGTCGTTCAACTACCAGGCGCTGCCGTACGCGCCGAAGACCTGGGTCGAGAACGACCCCGCCCAGCGGATCCTACTGATGCAGTCGTCCCCCATCATCATCCCGTCGCGTCCGAACGCGAGTATGTCCGCACAGGTGCTCTAATGGCAAAAACCGATAAAGAAGAGACCATCGAAGTTATGGTCGCGAAAGGCAAGTCCGTCGACCTCGACGGTGTCGTGAACGGCCCGGGTAGCAAGATCACGTTGTCGATGAGCGAAGCGAAGGATCTGTACGCCAAGGGGTTCGTCGTCGAGCCGGCTGGCGACGATGACGAGCCGGATGCACCGGGCCCGTCCGTCCAGATCGCAGAGCAGGCCCAGTAATGATCGACTGGGACGCGATGTGTACAGGTCCCTGTGTAGCGGTGTTCGGCGAGGACATCGACTACACCCCGACTGGCGGTGGCACGGTGACCGTCCAGCTGGTGTACGACGAAGGTAACAAGGACGTCATCATCGCGGGCGACGTGGGTATGAACAACTCGAACCCGATCGTCAGCGGCTCGCTGTCCGTGTTCCTCCCATTCGGTTTCGAACCGCAACAGGGCGACACGCTGGTCATCCGGCGCACTGGCGACGCATTCACCGTCAAGGACGTCAACGAGGACGGCAAGGGCAGCGTCACTCTCCCGCTGAACTACCTGGGGGACACCTGATGGCGCCGCCCATGCTTGCCCGCAGCTGCATTCGTCGCGCGGCATTGGGTGCGCTCAAGGTGCTCGAGACAACCGGCGGGGTGAAGGTGATCAACTCGCCAGGTGTCTGGACCGTTCAGCCCGAAAAGACGCCAACCGTGTTGCTTCGCGTATCGCGTACGAGCAAGGACGCGATCAGCTCTTCGACGACGAACTTCATGTCGACAGTGCTGGTTGAGATCGAATCCAAGCTCATCGCAGCCACAGGTGAAGATGCTCAGGCCGCGATCGAAGAGCTCGACGCCCTGGTCGAGCAGGCGCTGCTGACCAACACGGACTTCGTCAAGTTGTCGCAGCGGATCTCCATCGAGGCGGAGACCCAAATCACGTCGGAGGCGCGCAACCATGTTGCGGGCACGCAGATGCTGGTGCGCTGCGAACTGATCGAGACGTTCGACCCGATCGCAGACGCTCCCGATGCTCTGCAGCCGGCGGCGCCGCCACTCGAAGGCGTGAACCTGCATGCCGACCTGGTTTCGCAGTTCGACCCTCTCGGCGTCTACGGCGATGTCCTGTTCCCCGACGCGGTCCAGCCAGCCCCGCGCACCGCTGGGCCAGATGGCCGCGACGAAGGCTACGTCGAAATCAATTTTCCTACTTCTTAGGAGTGCAAATGTTTGTGAAACCCGCCACGGGCCTGGTCATTCGTGATCCGGACCTGTTGGACCTGTTGCCGGACGACGGACGCGACGTGCCCGATAGCGGTTACTGGCAGCGCCGCGTGCGTGACAACGACGTGGTCGAAGCCACGCCGGCCGCCACGTCGAGTGTCGCGGCTGCGCCGATCGATAACCAATCCCTGAAAGGTGACGATTAATGTCGACCATCCCCTTCAAACAACTACCGGCGAATATCCGCGTGCCGCTGTTCTACGCCGAGACGGATAATTCGCAGGCCAACAGCAGCGCGGCGAATCAACGCGCCCTGATCATTGGCCAGGTCACTGCCGCCGGCACCGCGACGCCGAACATCCCGGTCCAGTCGCAAGGCCTGGCCGACGCGGCGCTGGTCGGTGGTCCCGGCTCGATGCTGCACCTCGAAACGTTGGCCTATCGCCAGAACGATTCGTTCGGTGAGGTCTGGTATCTTCCCCTGGCCGACGCGGTCGGCGCCGTCGCTGCGACGGGCTCGGTCGCCTTTACCGCGGCCGCCACGGCAAACGGCACGCTGAGCCTGTACGTGGCGGGCACGCTGGTTGCGATGCCGGTGCTGACAACGCAAACGACCGCGCAGCTCGCGACGGCGCTGGCCGCCGCGATCAGCGCGACGCCCAATCTGCCGGTAACGGCGACAGCGTCGACGTCGACCGTCACGCTCACGGCCCTGAACAAGGGTGTGGGTGGCAACGACATCGACCTCCGGTTCAACTACCGTGGCGTCGCCGGTGGCGAAACCTTGCCGGCCGGCCTCGCGGCGACGATTACCGCGATGGCCAGCGGTGCGGGGACGCCAACGCTGACCGCGGCGCTCGCGAACCTGGGCGACATGACGTTCGACTTCATCGTCTGCCCGTACAACGACGGCGCGAGCCTCGATGCTCTCGCGGCTGCCCTGAACGACACAACCGGCCGCTGGTCCTGGAGCGCGCAGCTGTACGGCCACGTGTTCGCGGCAAAGCGAGGCACCGTCGGCACGTTGACGACGTTCGGCGTGACGCGCAATGACCAGCACGCGTCTGTGATGGGCTTCAACGACAGCCCGACCGCGAACTGGATCTGGGCGGCCGCGCTTGCCGGCGCCGCGGCGACGAGTCTGCGGGCCGACCCTGCGACGCCTCTGCAGACGGTGGTGATCCAGGGCGTGCTGGCGCCGCCGCTCGCGTCGCGCTTCCAGCTGACCGATCGCAACACGCTGCTGTACGACGGCATCTCGACCTTTCTGGTCGGTGCCGACGGCTCGGTCGCGATCGAGAACCTGATCACGACGTACCAGAAGAACGCGTTCGGTACTCCGGACAACAGCTACCTGCAGGTCGAAACGCTGTTCACGCTGGCGTTTGTCCTGCGCTACTTGAAGGGCATCGTCACGTCGAAGTACGCGCGCGTGAAACTGGCCGACAACAGCGCACGTCTGGCCCCGGGCAGCAACGTCGTGACGCCGAACATGATCCGTGCCGACCTGATCGCGGCGTATCGCACACTGGAGGACAACGGTGTTGTCCAGAATGGTGACGCGTTCAAGAGCGGCCTGATCGTGCAGCGCAACAGTCAGAACCCGAACCGTGTCGACATCCTGTGGCCCGGCACCCTCATCAACCAGCTGCGCATCTTTGCGCTCCTGGCTCAATTCCGTCTGCAATAAGGAGCAACGATGGCAGATAACACCAACCGTCTTGCCGGTACCGCTTTCCTGAGCGTCGACGGCACGACTTACATGCTGTCCGGCGACCTGGCCTATACGCCGTCGACCATCAAACGCGAAACGCTGGTCGGCCAGGATCGTGTGCACGGCTATTCCGAAATGCCGAGCCAGGGTTCGATCAGTGCGACGCTGCGCGACGCCGGCGGCCTGGTGGTCGGCGACTTCAACGCGATGACGAACGTTACGGTGACGCTCGAGCTGGCAAACGGCAAGACCGTTGTCGGCCGCAACATGTGGACGGTCGAAGCGCAGGAAGTGAAAACGGCCGAGGGCACTTTCGAGGTGAAGTGGGAAGGCGTCAGCGTGGAGGAAGTCTAAAAAAATGAGCGAACAAGAAAATCAAACCGACGTCCTCGTCCTGGACCTGCGCAAGCCGGTCGCTGTCGGCGGCAAGACGTACGAAAGCGTGAGGCTGCGCGAACCGCTCGCCGGCGAGCTCGAGGCGGCGTCGCGCGCACCGTCCGGCGTGGCCTCCCTGATCAGCCTGATCGTCATCGTCGCGGGCGTGCCGCGCACCGTTCCGGAAGCCATGGGCAGCCGCGACCTGGCGCGCGCCAACGCCTTCTTCGATTCGTTCTCGGTTCCGCCTGCGGATGCGGGCGACGGCGACGACTTCATCGACGAGATGACGCTCACGCTGCGAAAGCCGGTGTCGATCGGCAAGGATGAGCGTGCGGTTACTTACGCCCAGCTCGAGCTGGTCGAGCCGAACGGTGGCCAGAAGGACAAGGCCTCCCGTGAACCGAACGACATGCGCTCGGCGATCGCCCTGATCTCGGCCGTGGCCAAGGTCCCGCGCCTGGTCGTCGAAGGCATGTGCCGCCGCGACTTCGAGGAAGCCTGCAATTTTTTGGCCAGCTGCAACGACGTTGGCCAGACAATTGGCGCGACGTCGCTGCGGAGCTGACCCGGTTCTACCACTGGGGGCCGGATGACATCTGGTCCCTGACCTGGTCGCAGATGGCTTGGTGGAATGACCAGGCTATCCGCATGAGTAAGCGAGAGGCGGCACATGGCAAATAAGTTTCAAATCACCATTTCCGCCGTCGACCGGGCCACTGCCGTGGTCCGGCGAATCAACGGCAACATGTCGCGGCTGACCCGGCCTGTCGCGCAGCTTGGCCAGTCGATCCGGTCCCTGGGGCGCGAGATGGGTTTCGACAGGCTTGGGAGCCGAGCACTTGCCGCGGCTCGCGCGGTTGGTGACGTCGGAGGCAAGGTCGTCGGCCTGCTCGGCCCGTTGGGTACGCTCACGGCTGGCGGCATTCTCGCCGGCCTGGTCGCAATGACGCTCGAGTGGGCTCACATGGGCAGCGAGATCGCAGGAACATCGCAGGCCCTCGACATCCAAATCGGACAGCTGCAATCCCTGCGTGGCGCGGCTGCTCTGGCTGGCGTCGGCGCGCACGAATTGACGGGCGGGCTGAAGGGCTTGGGCGACACGCTCGAGGACGCGCTGTACGGCCGGAACCAGCAGGCGCTGGTCGTGCTCAACCGTCTCGGGATTGGCATCCATCACACCGCGAACGGGTCGATTGACGCCGCGCGCGGTATGCGAGATCTGTCGGCCGCCATCGCTGGCGTCAAGAACGTCCAGGTGCAAGGTCTGATCGCGCGTACGTTCGGCCTCGAGGCCCTGTTGCCGTTGTTGCGGAAGGGGCCGTCCGCGATCGCAGCGTATGAACAGAAGGTCGCCGAGCTCGGTGGGGTCATGTCGCAGGACGCAGTCGAGGCGGCGCAGAAGTTCCAGCTGTCGCTCCATTACGTGAGTGCAGCGACGGAAGGCGTGCGTAACGCCATCGGCGCCAAGTTGGTGCCGATCCTGCAGCCGCTCGTCGACCGCTTCACGGCATGGACGGCGGCAAATCGTGACCTGATCGCGACCAAGGTGGCAGAGTTCGTCGACGGGCTGGTCCAGCGCATCAACGAACTCGACTTGAAGAAGATCGGGAACGACATTCACGATTTTGTCAGTTCGGTAGAGGGCGTGGTTGACGCGGTCGGCGGCTGGAAGAATGCTGCCATCGGGTTGATCGCGATCATGAACGGTAGCCTGATCGCCAGCGTTCTCAACCTGGGCATGGCTGTCAGCCGTTTTGCGTTCACGTTGATCCCTGTGGCCGTGCGCGCGATCGGCTTGCTGTTCGCGACACCGGCCGGCCCGCTGCTTGCGGCGATCGCCGCGGTCGCGTTCGGTGTCTATGCGATCTACAGGAACTGGGACGACATCGTCGGCTACTTCCGCAAGAAGATCGATGCTTTGAAGGCCGCATTCGATCGGGGGTGGCTCAACGGCATCGTAAAGATGCTGACGGAGTTCAACCCGACAAGGATTGCGATGGACGCGCTGAACGGCTTGTCGAAGTGGTTGTTCAATTTCGACCTGTACGAAGCCGGCAGCCACGTCCTGGGAAGCATGATCCGTGGCATGAAGGGCGCTGCGTCGATCATCCCGAAGTCGGTGCGAAAGTTCCTGGGCATCGAGGACTGGGTCGAATCTGCAGCACAGCCTTCCGCACCGCCGGCAGCAGCGGCACGCGCTGCAGCATCTAGCGCGCCGGT